TAGATGAAGATGGCGCTGACATCAGTCGGATTCACGGCGAGTCGGGTGCGTTTGATGAGCTGAATCAGCATTTTTAAACCTCGCCTATGGTTGATTCTTGAATGGCCTCGCAGGCCTTGTGCTCCGTGGCTTGCAGCTAATTACCCGAATTTACGTTTCTACCCTCCTCCAACCCGTGAATCAGGGAAAAACCCTTGCCGTCTAAATGGCCGTGCCACAGTTCGAGGGCTGCGCGCTTACGTTCTTCAACGGTGGTGTGGATGTAGGCCTGCACGTTGTGGCCCATGGCGTGGTTGATCAGCATCTCGCCAATCAGGAAGTCGATGCCGAGGTCTGCCCACCCGGTACGGGCCAACTTGCGCAGGTCGTGACTGCTCCACTCGCCCTGCCCCAATCCGGTGAACACGGCACTGGCCTGACCTTCGCTCATGCCCTTTCCACTGTGGGAGCGAAACAGGCAATCGCCGTCGTAATGGCTCGCCTGTTGCGCCGCGCGGTACCGGATTAGAAGGGTGCAGACTTGATCGGTCAGTGGGAGCGAGTGTTCAACCCGGGTCTTGGTATTGCCCACCGGCAGATACCAGGTGCGTTCGGACAGGCTGATGTGCGACCACTGCGCTTTGCGGGTTTCACCGATGCGCGTGCCGTGGCAGAGCATCATCAGTGCGAGCATGGCCGACTGTGGATCAGACTCGAAAAGGTCATGCAATTGGCTCAGCAGCGCCTCGATCTGCACACCACGAAGGCGCGCCGGCTTGGCTTTGATCTTGGTCTTGGAGAAGTCGCTGAACTTGATGCCGGTCATCGGGTTGGTCGGTATCAGGCCCAGCGTGTGAGCCTGACGGCACGCGACCACCAACAGGCCGAAGATCAGCCGCACAAACTCCAGCGACAACGTCTCCTGAAGCGGCCACATCAACTGGGTATCGAGGGTGCCGTGACGAACATCGGTAATCGGCAGATCACCCACACGCGGTATCAGGTGACAGGTGATGGCCGACTTGCCCGTGGCCTTGCGCTTGTCGGAGAGGTTGCGGTCGCGGCTCATACGGTCGGCGTACCACTTCAGCAACTCGCCTAGTGTCGACCATGCCGACACGGTGGCACCGGCTTCCGGATCAGTGCCTAGCCGCATGCGCAGATCGGGCAGCGCGGCCAACACTGCCTTTGCTGACAGATCAGGATAGGCGCCGATCCGGTTCCACTTCTTGCGAACGACCAGGCTCCACGTTCCACGCGGACGAGCCTCAGTGAAGCGGAAGTAAAGACCCGGGTGCCGAGGATCACGCATCAGCACAGCGGCCGGATCATCGGCACGACGGCGTATTTCGGCATCGGAGAAAGCCACGGTCATTGTCATGCGACCACCTCCCGCGACTTCTGCTGCTCTGGGGCGAAGTCGCCGCGCAGTGGCATCAGGCTTGTCTCTGCAAATGGCAGACGGTCACCAATTTCGCTGTGAGCGCACCACCAACCGCTGACCACGGCCGGTATCGGATAGCTCAATGAACCGAGGTTGTCACCCGGGTTGATGCCCTTGTTGAGCTCAACCACGCTCCCTGCAGGAAGAACTCGCAAGCTGACCAAAGTCAGCGCCAGATCGCCTGGCTTGAATTGATGGCTCATGCGGCCACCACTGTCGGAGCCATACGCAGATAGGCGCGGATCTGCTCCATCGCGTCGAAGTGGCCCCGGCACACCACCGCCAAGTAGCCCTGGGCATTGAGCTTGCGGATGCGTTCGTGCTGACTCGGTGAGATCGGGGCATCGTTCGGCGGTGTAGCCTTGAACTCGATGTACAGCCCGAAGTAGCCCCCACGAGCCATGGTCAGCACCAGATCGGGAATACCGGCGACCACGCCCTGCTCTTTCAGCTTCATCGCCACAAGTACGTGCCGATGCCCACCGTTGGGGACGTGATAGATAAGGTCGGCCACTTCCGGCATACGGATGCGCAACTCGGTCATCAGTGCGGCCTGCTCTTGCCCTTCACGGTCGACTGACTTGGCGCGCACGGGCTTTGACTTGAACAGCTTCGGGACGGCAGGCGTCATTTACGCTCACCTCGCGCAATCCGGTACCGACGATCCAGACGCCGACAGGCTTCGAGGACGCCGCCGGATGCGATCAACATGAAGCCGAGCCACAGATGGATCAGAATTTCGCTCATACATTTTCTCCTGTGACGACATCGATAACTTCGAAGGTGGTCGGCCACATCAGGCAGCCGAATTTCTGGGCGGCTGACGGATGCTCGAACAAGGCCACAGCGCGATCTGGTTTGTCGGTGAGGTCCAGCTTGTAACCGCAGCTGTACACGGCGAAGCGGTACTCGGCGGGGTTGGTTGGTGCAAGGCGGGAATCAGACACGAGCAACACCTCCCGAGCGCATTGCACGGAGAGCGGCCAACGCTTGATTGCCAACCTCGGGGGTACGTTCGGCAGCCGGTGCAGCCAACTCAGCTACTGGAACTGGGCCGAGCTGCTCGCCCATCCAAACCTTGCGAACCTGCTCCAGATACCGCTTCTCGAAGCTGATCAAGCCCAGTTCCCGGCTGAGCAGTGGCAGGCTGTTAAATCCAGCGGCGGCAGTGGCGTGGTAGACGGCCGGGTGAAACCACTTCGCAACACCGTGCATCGTTGGATGGCAGTTACGCAGGGCCTGCTTGTAAGCCGTCTCCACGTTTGGCAGCGGTGGGTTGAGCATTTCCGGCATAGGCACGCAGCCTTGAATGAACTTGCCGACGCTCGGGATGAAGTCGGAAGGCTCGGCGCGGCAACGGATCAGGCCGATATCGATCTGCTCCTGGGTGCATATGCCGTTTTCGATGAACGCTTGTAACCAGGTGGCTTTCGATTCCTTGTAGGCCTTCGCGTCCGGCCAAGCCTGTCGCCATGCGGTGCGGATCGAGCGCAGCTGGCGGAACAGCTGATTGATCACCTTGCCGGTTTCGTGTGCCTGATCCTGCTGCGCCTGCACAGAAACTTCGGTGGTGGAGTCGATGAATTCACCGTGGCGAACCTTGGTCACTGCCTGTGCCGCTACCGTGGAAACTGCCCTCATTTCGCACCCCCATTCATCCATTCGGTATTTTCGTCGTCGAACTCGTCCGTCTGCGCTGCAGCACCGGCGGTTCTGGTCTTGTCTCGCTTTGCCCACTTGACCAGCTCGAAGCACCAGCCAGCAGCGCTCTGGACTGACGCCGGGCGGGCAACGAAGAACCCCATGAACGTTTCGAGCAGTTGGTCAGTGATGACTTCAGCGGGGAGTCTGGCAATCGCAAGTTGGTCGGCCAGTGCCTTCTCGTTCGGTGTCCAAGCGGCGAACATGGCGAAGCGTTGGCGATCATCAAGCGCCTGGATAGCCGCCTGATCCTGCTCAGCAATCACATCGGCAATCGGCTGCCGCTGCTGCTGTTCGGTTCCTTGATGGTTAATTGATGTATTGGGTGCAGCCGCTGCACCCCGCTCTGTTCCAGGCTGCACCCCGTTCTGTTGTGAGTTGCACCCCGTTGTGTCATCTGCACCCCGTTTTGTACGGGGTGCAGGATTTGCACCCCGCGCTAGTTGAAGGTCGTAAACAACTGGGCGGCGGTCATGACGATCAATGTGCACGGCAGCAATAGCCTGATTGCCCTTCTGGATCAGCCCGGACTTCTCCAGATCGTCCAACTTGTAACGCACGGTGCGCTCGGACAGCCCGGTGTCTTGAGCCAAGGTAGAGGCTGATGGAAAGGCACCAGCACCGTTCGATCCGGCGTAGTTAGCAAGGCACAGCAGCACGTGACGCGCGCTTGAGTCTTTCAGTGATTGGGTGGGCAGAGAGAGCGCCCAGGACATTGCTTGAACGCTCACAACGAGTTTCCTTGAAGTTGTACGGCCAGGGTGGTGATGCCACGGCGCGTGACCATGACTTGCTCGACGACCTTGAGCTCTTCCCGGTCAACACCGACTTTCACCAGCTTGTGCTCGAGCAGGCCATTGGATAGCCGAGGTTGGAAGGCAGACCAGCTGGAGTGACTCGTCCGGCGATATATCCAGCGGTTGTCACTCAGCCACTTGAACAGCCGCAGAGGCGCCACTCCAAGCTGTTTGGCGGCGCTGGTGATGCATACGGAGCCATGGGTATTGGCGAGGCGATTCAGAGCCTCGACTTTAGGTGCCTGCTTCTGGATGACGGCCTGAAGCTGAAGATTTTGCTCTGCCTGATCAGCGGCGAGCCGGAGTGCTTCTGGGAGGGTTTGGGGAACCGAGACAACATGTCGCGACACGTTTTCGAGTTCGCCCAAACGTGTCACGACACGGTGGCGAAGCGGAGTGCTATAGCCGGTGAGCAATGTCATGACCAGATCATGACCGAGGAAGTATTCGGTTTGAGCGCGGTTACGCTCGTCACGGTAGATGCATCCAAAAGTGGATGCATCGATATTCAGCTCGGAAAGATTGCGCTTGATGTCGCGGACGACATGGTGATGGTGCTTGCCAGTGAGATCGGCGATCTCCCGACTCGACATGGTGACCGTATTGCTTGGAGCGACGATCGTGTTCATAATGGCCCCTCAAGTGTTTTGCGTTTTGAAGAAGCCGGGTTGCAGCCCGGCTTTTTTGTGTCTGCGATTCAGGCAACCTTTATTGATGCCTTCAGCTGCGCCAGCGCGTCTTCGGCGTGGGCGATCTCTTTCAAGATTCGGGCGCGCTCGACCTGGTCAACGCGACCATCAGCCATCGCCGTGTGTGTCTCGACGGTGACCTCAGCGAACTCCAGCGTGGCGCGGCCGAGCGCTTCGTGAATGCCGAGCGGTATCGGCTGGTCCTTCTGCACGATCGAGTAACCGAACTCTCCAGCCAAAGCAGCCAGTGGGCGCATGTCGTTCGTGTGCAGCATCAATGCGTAAAGGTGCTTAACGTTGAACCAGGCGCCGTCGTAGTTCGCATTGGCGCGTTGAAGGAGGCTAACTGGAGGCATATTCATCAGCGTTGCCAAACTCTTGGTGTTCGCCTCGTCAACCACGCTGTCGCAGGCCTTCAGAAAATCGTGCATCCGTAAAACCCCATGTTTGTTTATGTGGCTGCGCGCCATCACGCATTGCAAAATGTTTCTCACAGGCTAAGCGGCACTGACCGACGGTTTTTGTTCCGCGCAGAGCTCGCGGGCAGTGATTAACCCTTTGGTCAGCTCTTCTGCCTTGAAAGCAGTCTTTGCGCTCATGGAGTAAGCACCGGTGACCCAGTACGAAACCGCAGCTTGAGTAACCCCTAGCGCCAGAGCTGTTTTGGTTTGCCCGCCGAAGTGCTCGACGAGCCTTTCGATAGGGGTCATAAAGAGCCCTCCTGATAAGCACGCTTATATCGTAGGGAGAAGGAGGCTTATTTGCAAGAGCATAAGGGAACTTATAAATTTACGGACATGACGACACTAGCCGAACGCATGAAGCTCGCACGCAAGCATGCGAACCTGACCCAGAAAGCCCTGGCTGAAAAAGCTGGAGTTGAGCAGCCCGTGATCTCGCAATTAGAGACGGGGAAAAATCAGCAGAGCGTCCATCTAGCGAAATTCGCGCACCTGTGTGGCGTCAGCGCCATTTGGCTGTCTGACGGGATCGGGTCTATGACCGATCAATTGACGAGCAACTCAAATGTGAGAATGGCTCAGCAACCCGCCGCTCTTTACCGCTACCCAGTAATTAGCTGGGTGTCTGCCGGCTCGTGGGAGGAGGCCGTTCAGCCTTACCCCGATGGATTTTCAGACCGATATGAGCTTTCTGACTACGATTCCAAAGGCCCGGCGTTTTGGCTCGAAGTAAAGGGCGATTCTATGACCGCTCCCACAGGGGTAAGCGTGCCGGAAGGGATGCTGATTCTCGTCGATACAGAGGCTGACGTTAAGCCTGGCAAGTTGGTAATCGCTAAGCTGCCAGCAAGCAATGAGGCTACCTTTAAGAAGCTGGTGGATGACGGCGGCGTGCGATATCTGAAGCCATTGAACCCCGCTTACAAGATGGTCGAAATGGACGAGAACTGCCGAATCATTGGTGTTGCAGTGCGGATGGCTGGAAAGCTGTAAGGATCTTCCCGGAAAAATCGCCGCTCCCAAGAAGCCCGCCCCGCGCGGGCTTTTTACTGCCTGCAGCCTTAAAGAGTACAAATGTACTCCTTTCATGTTGCTGTTTTCCTATGGATCAAATACTGTTTATTCATACAGTAATACCAAGGAGGAATACATGAACCAGGTCGCCCCCAGCATTACCTTCGCACCCAACTCCTACGAGCACGTGGGCCGCAGAATTCAGAGAATGGTTTCAGATCCTAAGGTGCAGAAACATCAGGCGGTCAGCATCACCAGGCGAGAAGACGAAGCGCCCGAAGCGTGGGAGCGCGTACTACGGGAGTTGGGTGAAACAGACGGTGTAACGGTTGAGCACCTGGAACAGGACTGCGTACGTATCGGATGGAAGAGATACATAGACTGTTGAACGAAGCCTGCGACATGCGGGCTTTTTATCGCCTGAATCATTTTTTATAAGTCTACTTATTGACGACACCGAATAAGCAGGCTTATATTTGACACATGCCAGCGCAACAACGCGGCAAACGCACCAACCGCTCTTTAACAGTCAGCGCAACAAAAAACAGACCGCATTGCCTCTACCGGCGACCGGCGAGCAGACAGGCCCGAAAGCCTGCCAACGACAGGAACAACCTGGACGGTTGCTCGATGGTGAAACGCCTTTACCGAGTGAATGACCCGGCAAGCAATGCGCCCCGCCCCTCCGGCGGCAATAGGACGGACAGCATCACTGAGCAGCCTTCTCGCGAAGGCTGCTTGGGATGACAACCGACAGGTAATCACCCATGAAGCACGCAGCAGCAATATCCCAGCTCGAAATCCACGCCTCCAACTGCGAGAACAACGCAGTGATCCAGGAGCGTGAAGGCCAGTTCGAAGATGCAGCGAACAACCGCACCAACGCTGCCGATTACCGACAGGCGATCGAAGCTCTCCAGGCTGAGTGAACAACCAGCGCCACGTCAGCCTGACGATAACTGCCCTAACCCGGTGATGGTTGAGGAGATGGGTGGCCATCTCGAATCCGGTTAACCCACCCGAGCACCTGGTACTCCCCAGCACCAGGCCGCATCGGAGTGTGATCTGCATGAAAACGCTGTGGCTGAGTGCACAAATAGCCGGTGTGGCACCGGTAGCCGCAAACAGACGCCAGCAGTAGTCACAGATCACACCCCGATGCGGACGATTTCTGCACCGCGCAATGCGGCCCCCTGCATTACCCATTCAATAGGTGGCCACTGCCTGCCCAGTGAGCGAGTAATAGGAGTCACGGCCATGAAGTAGATCAACGATCCACCTGCGTGGTGCAGTAAGCCTGAAGGCTGCGCCCAACACCCTAGCAGGCAGCGGACATCTGGGCCGTCGGTGTCACCGCGCACCATCCGGGCAACCGGAAGGCCGCCCCAAAGTTCAAGATCACCGCTGATGATTCAAACCCAGGCCGTCGCCAGTAGCGGGCCTGGGAGGCTGTCACGTAGGGAGGTCTTCGTGACGCCAACAAAAGCCCGGGTGATCTCGGGCTTTTTTACGCCTGTCTTTATCCGTCAGCACTCTCCCCAGCGCCCAACGGCAACCAGCAGGTGGCCCGAGTGCTGACGAATACACGCAACCCCATCGAGGTAATCGCCATGCATCCATCTATACAACAGCGGGTCGACGGGGTCGCTGCCCTGCACGCTCGCTCAACCATCGCTACCGCCGCGTTCTACGCCCTGATCGGCAAGGAGCAGCCAGTGCAAGAGATTCGCTACCAGGTCGAAGCCAAAGGCAAGGCTTACCACATCGTCGAACTCGCCACCAAGAAGGTCGTAGGTTTCCGATGGACCTGGAAGACCGCAGTCAATTTCGCCCAGCAGATGGAAGCGCGCGCCGATGGCATCAAGCTCTCGCTTTCAGGTGAACGGAAATGATCGGCGTACCAATGCCCCACCCGCGAGACTCGATCATCGAGGACCTCAATCAGAAGCTGGATCAGTTCTTCGGCGCCGGAAAAACGGTGCAGGAGATCGCCAGCGGCGTCAGCGCTGAAGTGCCGATGTTCACCACCACCCACAGTAACAAGCTGCGCGCCGAGCGGGACAAGATCGCGCCCAGGCTGAAGGAACTGGCCGAGGCCGGCACACCAGTCGCCAAGGCCGCCAAAGAGTGCGGCATGGAAGCCAAGCGCGCCCGGCTCATCGCCCGCGAGAACGGCTTCAAGTTCACATCGTGAAGCGCCTAAACAACCAGGTGCGCCAGCGCCGACGACAGACATGGCTGGATATACCGGCCCACGGAATTGAAGAGACAGGCCATGGCCAAGAGCAACGCGGATATTCAGAGGGACAAGCGCGCCAAGGAGAAAGCCTTGCTCGACCGGATCGGCGCCGAGAAGCGCACGCTGATTGTGTCGAAGGCGTTGGCTGATGCACTTGATGTGCTGGGCGAGCGCCACGACTTCGAGGAATGGCAAGAGACGGTGTCGACGCTGCTGATCAATCTTGCCAAGGCAACGGCCTATGAATCAGGCAAGTTTGCCAACATGTCGCGACCTGAAATCGTAATCACTGAAAAACAGTCGCGACAGCTCAAGGCTTTCGCCAAGCGCGAGGCTGAACAACATGTCGAATAGCAAACCAATCACCCAGATCGAAGCGGAGACACTGCGCTTGATCCGTACCTTCCTCGAAAAAAACGGCTATTCACCCACCATCGCCGAGCTCGCCGCCTCTGCCGGTGTTTACGGTAACGCGATGTGTGAACGAGTAGCGCGCCTGCATCACAAAGGCGCCATCACCAAAACGCCACGCATCGCTCGAAGCATTCGCCTGGCGTAACCGTCACCCCACTGTCGCATCCGGTCACGGAGGGCGGCGCCTGACTGGAGATTGACCATGGGACTACCTGTCGCAGCTCTCAGTGATGAAGAGCTGATTCATTACGCGGGCATCGACGAGGATGCCCAGCAAGAAATTGCGCGCCGATCAGTCGAGTACCGCGGCACCTACCTCGGCGAAATCAATGTGCTCAAGGGGGAGATTGAAGATCTCCGGTCTCAGCTCGAAGATGCCGAGAGCGACAGCGCAGCGGCGGATGACATGCAGGAATGCATTCAGCGCGTGTACGACCTGCTGAAAGGACGTGACGAGATGAGCGATGGGGAACTGGCTGAGGCGGTTGATGAGGTGATTGACGAGATATCGGACTTCGCCCGCTGACCCGCCATCACCTATGGCGCTTCAATCTTGCCTGATGGCTGTGTACCAGCGAGCCGGCCCGCCGATAACCCAAGTCACGGTATTGATCTTTTGGCAGTGCTCGCACTCCACTTCGAACTGATGCCTTGTGTCATCAGGAACGAAGTCCATCGTTTCTCCGCAGTACGCACAGTCCGACATTCTCGGCTTTTTTTCTTCCGGATCGCCCATAACGCACACCTCCCAGTGGAGCGTTAAGCATAGACCAAACCCACTTCAACGAATCACGCCAGCCGGCGAGGATCCACAATGCCTACTGCAATCGATTTGTTCGCCGGGCTCGGCGGATGGTCCACCGGTGCCCGCAATGCCGGCATCGAAGTTTTATGGGCTGCCAATCACTGGCCGGTCGCCGTCGAGTGGCACAGCGCTAACCATCCGGACGCCATTCACATCTGCCAAGACTTGCACCAGGCGGATTGGTCGAAGGTTCCGGCCCACGACATCTTGCTGGCCTAGCCCTGTTGCCAGGGGCATTCGAAGGCGCGCGGCAAGAAATCCGGGAATGCTCAGCACGACGCATCGAGGTCAACAGCCTGGGCGGTCGTATCTGCTGCCGAGTTCCACCGACCTGAAGTGGTGCTGGTAGAGAACGTCGAAGAGTTCACGGACTGGGCCTTGTACCCAGCGTGGTCGCAGGCTATGGAAGCGCTCGGTTACATGCTCGCGCCGCATGTTGTTGATTGCGCCGACCGATGGGCCTTGGTGCGCGACGATGAGATGCGAATGCTCTCGGCAAACGAAGCCCTTGCCGCCATGTCGTTTCCCGCCGACACGAAGCGCCCGGAAAATCACCGGCTGACCATGCACATGGCCGGCAACGCGGTACCGCCGCTGGCTGGACAGAGAGTTATCGAGGCAGTGATGGCGGCAGCTTAAACCTGGATCAGAACACTAGCCTGCTGCGAATCAATAGTTGGGATCAGCCCCGAGCCCTGTTGATGTGAAAGCCAAGCCCTAGTCAGCTTCACGTCGAAGCGCCAACCGTGGGTGTCCATCCAAACAAGCGCTGTATGAGTAATTCGATAGTGTCCGCACTTTGCGCATGCTCTTTCCTGGTAATCATCACCAACATCGACGTTCGAAGCAGGTTCATCGCAAATTAGGCATTCCATATCTACCTCCATTGGCTGAACCCCTAAATATAGACGATTCCCACCACTCCACCGCCCGGGCCTGACCCGGTTAGGACGCCACCATGCCCACAGAAAACAAATCGGCCGAGCCGTTCCAGCGCGAAGACCGCTACATCGTCATCAAACGCAGCGATGTCGACACCTTCTGGCGTGACGATGTTCGGGAACAGTTCATGGCTGCGCTGGAACGCCTGAACGAACATCACGTACGTACCCCGCAACGCCAGTTCTTGGTCATCGAAAGCGACTGGCCCGAATACGAGGCGGCCTGGCACATGATCGAGCGGCGTGTAAACGGCGTCGCTGGCAGGCTTCCTGAAGTGGTCGCCGTGATCAATGAGGAAGGCGAGCACTTCAAGGAAACAGTTGTAGAGCATCGGCCTGGAATTGACGGACTTCCCGTGGGAACTGAGCTGGTAGACCGTGCACACGTCAACCGGTTACAGGCCGAGCGTGACGCCCTGCAGCTGCGCCTGAATGCAGCGGATCAGCGGATTGATGAGCTGACACAGCGCCAGAGCGAGCCAGTGGCGTGGTCATACAAGTTTGGCGGTGAGCAGCGGTTCTATCCGACTGATCCACGTGGGCCTGAGGCAGGCGCAGCATCGCACTACATTACTGATGTCGAGCCGCTCTACCACCATTCAGCCGAGCAGCCCGAGCTGGTATCGGTGGTGCTGGACGAGCGGGTCATGGCAAAGCCAAACAGGTCACCTTTTACGCAGCAGCAACCCGATTGACATAAAGGCGAGCCCAGTAATTAAAAAGGCAGGAGCTGCCCCCATGAATGCCTCTTCGCTGGTCAGATCTGGAAAACAAAAATAGTAGCCGAAAATCGTAAATGGAATACCGCAGATGAACATCGGATCTTGGGATGCCTTGCGCATTGAAACCCCCATCTTTAAGTCCCTCATGCAGTAAAGCACAACTTCTATCAGTGAAAGCTGTAACTCCCTCCCCCTTCAAAGTCAGCCGCTATAGCGGCAAAGGATTCTGTATGCCTGAAGAAACTGCAATTCCGTGGACGGGCGAAGGCCTGCCGCCTGTTGGGTCGATGTGCATAACCACTCGCGGTGATTACGAGAGAGAGGTCCTGATCCTTTGTCACGGCGAGAAACGTGTATTTGTTCGCGATCAAGTCGACGGTGAAGAATGGGGGCTGCTCATTGAGGGGCGAGACTTTCGTCCAGTTCTCACGCCCGAGCAGATCGCGGCGGAAGAGCGATTGAAGGCAATCGACGAAATGGCGGCAGTCTATAAGTCGAACTATGAGGGTCACGTCAAAGACGGGTGTCAGGCTCTCTACGACGCCGGTTATCGAAAGGTGGCGCCATGATCGCCCTCGCCTGGTTCGCCTACGTGTACTGCTACAGGGGGCCGCGGCGATGACCCACCAACCGAAAGGCGGCATGTGTCGCACCTGCGTCCACGCCCACCGCAATTGCAGCCACCTCCCCTTCAGCACCATGCCGGCGCTCGCCCGGGACGCTCAGACCGTGATCGTCCGCTGCACTGACTTCCAGCGCCGCAAGCAGCTGTAAACCCAAAATTCACAACTCAACCAGCCTGCCGGTGAACGGCGGCCTACTCATCCCGTTGTATCCATCCTACCAACAATAAAGTGCACCCTGAGACGAATAAGCCGAAAGCCAAGTAACCGACACCGTCTCCCCTGAGTAAACGATTCAGGCAAACGCCGAGTCCAATGATCGCCATTGTAGCCCCTATGACAAACATGGGGCTTCGAAACGCCTTATCCATCATCACCTCCTACTCGATAACTTTTTTTCATTAAACCATAAGCCTGCCGGTGAACGGCGGGGAGGAATTCTGCATGTCCGCACTTAAGCGATTCCATCAGGCCGCCAATGACGCTCTGGTCAAACTCGGCGAGTACTGCTTGCCCGGCGCCAAGCTTGCACTGGTCATCTACACGCCGGACAAGCCCGAGAATGACATCGTGCTCCGGGATCAGGGTCTTGATGACAACGAGGTGCTATCCACGCTACGCCGACGCGGCCTGAGCATCGACGGCGAAAACACCTACAAGCGCGACCTGTGCGACTCGATTGCCGGAACCTTGGCCTTCGGCGCGCAAGACCGCTGCCCACCGCCAGAAGGCCATTGGGCGCAGCGTTTCTGGGATATGGGCCGAGAGTCATCCGCGAACACCGAAGAACTGATATCTGCGCTTGAGCTGGCAACCGACTGTCTGAGCAAAGCGCTCACAGGCGGCGAGGTGTCGGCATTGAGAGCAGGAAGCGCTCTGACCACAGCGGCCGAACTGCTCGCCAAGCAATCGCGCTAACCATCACCACCTTCTGCCGCCACGCGCGGCATGGAGCATCACAATGGCAAAAATTCTGGCCCAGATCACGGTCAAGTTGCCGCGCCTCATGGAGGCGGGCGAATACAGGAAGTTCCGGTACGCCGGCGGAAAGCCGAGTCTGCAACAATTGAAAAAATGGATTGAGGATGGCGAAGTGATTGGAGAGGTAAAAGGCGGGATGTATTTTGTTGATCTACAGGCGGCCGTAATGGGGTCTGATGATCCCCTGCTCGCCAAGATGATGGAGGTAGGCTGATGGCTCCCCCGCGCGGCCGGGACGTCTCGAATCGAGGACTCCCTGAAAACCTTTATCCAAACGGTAAATATTTTGTATACCGCAACCCAGTCACCGGCAAACGGACCAGCATTAACAAGCCTCAAGCCGACGCGGTCAAACTCGCAAAAATGGCGAACTCGAAGCTTCAACCGCTCTTGGATTCAGATGGGGCACTGCTTGCCGTGCTCACCGGTGAAAGAGCCCCAACCTTCGCCTATTTGCTCGAGCGATTCGAAACAGAATGGTTGATCGGGCGTGGCTACGCCGATAGAACTCTCAAGGAGATCAGATTCAAACTGGCGCGGTACAAGGAGGATTTGGGGAGCAGGATGGTTGGTCAACTCGATGTGCTGACGGTGGCCGAGTACCTAGATGGCTTCGAGAATAACGCCTACACCAAGCATCGGGGGTTACTGGTACAGGTGTTCGCTTTCGCCGTGGCCAAGGGCCTTTGTGAGCGCAACTCTGCCGAGTTGACCTTGGTGAAAAAAGAGGCGGAGAAGAAGCGCCAGCGACACACCGTCGAGGGGTTAAACAAGATTTTGGAGTACGTGGGGACACCGATCTGGCTGAAACGAGCCATCCGACTGGGGTTGCTGAGTCTTCAGCGGCGGGAAGATATCGTGATGTGGCCGAAGTCGGCCGTGGACCTCGAGCAGAACACCATCAAGGTGTCGCCCGGCAAGACGCAGAACTACGGAAAGCCCGTGCACCTGGAGATTGTCATGGGGCAGGCCCTGCGGGAGGTGGTCATGGAGTGCGTGCGATCGCCGGTCGTCTGCCCTTACCTGATCCACTATTCACCCAAAGCGCGCAAGCGTGCACAACTCGACGCCAAGCTACACTGGAACGCAGTTACGCCGGACTACCTGACGAAGTCCTTTGCCCAAGCGCGTGACGATTCGAAAGCTTACGAAGAGTTGCCAGCGGGTGAGCGCCCCACCTTTCACGAAATCCGTGCACTCGGCGCCTGGTTGTACGAGCAGCAGGGTTTTGCACAGGAATACATACAGGGGCTGATGGGGCATGCCGACGTGAAGATGACTGAGCATTATCAGGCGGGCCACGGCGATGACGCGGTGGTTTACATGAAGGTGAAAGCCGATTTAACGCTTTGACAGTTGTTCGTTTTTCCAAATCGTTTCCAACGTTTTTCCAAACGTCGCCCAACAAAAAAAGGCCCACCTTTCGGTGAGCCCTTCTAGACCGCCCAGCAGAGCGGATTTTGTTTGGTAGGCGCGATTGGACTCGAACCAACGACCCCCACCATGTCAAGGTGGTGCTCTAACCAACTGAGCT